GTGGAAAGAGCGAATAAAGCAGGAGCGCACGCTTACATTTCCATTCACTACAATGCCTTTGACGGTACTTTTGAGGGCAAGAACCCAGAAGGTTTCTCGGCGCATGTTTACATTGGTTGCAGTAATAAAGCGGCTGGGAAGCTTGCGCGGTGTATTTTGAAGTACCTTGCGCAAGGAACGAAGCAAGTTAACCGTGGATTGTTCGAGAATAACTTTTACGTATTGCGCAAGACGAAAATGCCCGCAGTCTTGCTCGAATGTGGATTTATGGACAACCCGCGCGAGGCTTTGCTCATGATTGATAAGAACTTCCAGAAGGAATGCGCTCGCGAGATTGCTCAAGGGATTTGTGAATACTTTGGGGTGAAATACGTCCCTGAGCCATGCTCCAAAAACTCCTCAAGTGACTACTCCGAAAGCGAAACCCGCGAGCGGGGTTTTCTACCGCGTGGTGACTGGCTCGTTTAAGAACAAGATAAACGCGCAAGCTCGCGTAAACGAGCTCAAGAAAAAGGGCTTTGACAGTTTCATTGCTTACGAGAATGGTCATTACCGAGTGTTACGGGCTCGTTCAAAGATCGGGCTCGCTGAGAAGCGCGTTGCGGAACTCAAGAAAGCTGGCTTTGATAGCTTCCTAGTCCCCTACAAAGTGTAACTCTCTCCCCTCTTTTCCCCTCTCTACTAAACTACCACGAGGAGGTGACTTGACATGTGGAAAAACTTCATTGAGCGTTTTAAGCATAGCAAGTGGGCTTCTCGCAAGTTGTGGACTTTGATTGGTAGTGCGCTGTTCGTGATTCTGACGGACATTTTCGAGGTTCCTATTGACGAGGAGACCTACTGGGCAGTGGTGACCTTAGCAGTTTCCTACATTCTGGGTGAAGGTTATGTCGATGCCAAGCGAGCAGAAAATAAGAGCTAGCACTCGCTAGCTCTCTTTTTTTCTCCTTTTTCGCCATACATAAACAAGATCATACGTTCCCGTTTATGTCCTCGGTCTGTTCTCGGTATTACCTAGGTCACAATTTTAGCGTGCAAACTATTGACATAACATTTAAAGTTGGTTATTATAAAATTGCTGGGTGGTTAACCTATGTAAAGCCTTGGGTAAAAATGTGGTAATACGACAAAAGGCTACAAAAGGGGGAGTAGGTACGTATGAAACAGTTTCGTCGTATTACTATACAAGAAATGGAGGCTAGTAAACGTGCGCAAGAAATGAAGCGCGCGCTTGAAGAGTTTGCGGAGGGGATTGCTGACACAATTAACAAAAACATAGAAGAAGTCGTTTGTGAGTTGGGTTACCAGTACAGCGACAACATGACTCCTGAAGAAGTACAACAATTAGGGCAGCAAATGCAAGCAGACGGAGTTGACATTGTTGTTGATGATGAAATGGATGGCAACGTTTACCGAGTTGCCATTAAGGTGGTACAAACAGCTCGTGTCCTTGAGTTTAACCTTGGAGGTGCTCAGTGATGCCAAAGGTCAAAAGCATTGTGATTGAAACTCTTGAGACTCAACTAAAGTCCATTGAAGCGATGCTACAAAAGAAACAAGAGAAGTTAGCCCAACTCGAACAAGAGAAAGCCAACTTCCTCGAAGAGATAGAAAACAAGATTGCGGAAGTCAATAATGACATTGTAAGACTTCAAGTGGAGAAACAAGAGATTGAGGGAGCCATTAACATTCTCCTTGCACAAGCCCCAGAAATTCCAGACACGATTCCCCCTGATGCAGAACCACCAGCATAATATCTCTTGACGAGCTCGTTATTACCGTGGTATGATTGAGGTGTCCTCTCTCCTCGCGGGTTTTACAAAACCACGCGAAAAAGGGGTTGACAAACTGGTATGACCTGAGTAAGATTCTAATTGCGAGCCACTCACGAGGTGGCTCTTAAAAATCCACCTCGGTATTACCGAGGTAAGACCGAAACTACACTAGGGAGGTTGCGAGTATGACTGATAAAGAGGTTTTGCAAGGTTGGAGCGTTGTGGACGACGAAGAAAGCAGCGGAAGGGTAACTCTACGGAAAACAAACTCGAATACCTGAAGCTCCCTGAAGGTGACACACGTATTCGTATTCTCGACCCTGCTCCTTACGCCTTTCGAAGAGTGGTGGGCACCGAAAGGTAACGGTGGAAAAGGCTGTTCGATTCCGTACAAAGGGAAAGATGACCTCCTCGAAAAGGAAAACCGCGAGCACATGCAAAAGGTGTTCGAGGAAGCCGACAAGCGCGGTCTTGAAGGCGAAGCTCGCAAGAAGTTTATTCGCAAGTACGGTTACGAGAAACTTCCTTGGGGTAAGACTCGCAAGCGCTACGTGATTCACGTGCTTGACCGTTCCGATGGTCAAGTGAAGCTCCTCGAAAAGGGTAATGGTCTGTTTAAAGAGATTAAGAAGTACGCGCTAAACCCCGAGTATGGTGACCCTCGCCAGTATGACATTACGATTACGCGCAAGGGCTCGGGGTTAAACACCGAGTACACGGTTACTCCTGCACGTCAAAACACCCCTCTGACTCCTGAAGAGCTTGAGCTCTATAACCGCAACAAAGTAGACCTCGCCAAACTGAAAGACCACTCCCACCTTACTCCTGAGCAGTGCTTGGCTGTTGCGAAGGGAGCAACGTGGGAAGAAGTCCTCAAAGGCGAAACCTCCCAACCGAAGGAAGAAGCGAAGGAAGAACCGAAACAAGACAAACAAGAAGAGAAAGCCTCCGAACCGATTGAGATTGACTCCGACGAGGTGTTGAGTGAAGAGGAACTTGAGAACCTTGAATTCTGAGAGGTCTCCTCGCGAGACCTCCTCTTTCATGAGAGGAGCGTGAACGAGGTTCAATGAAGTCTAAAGAGCTCATTAACCGAGCAGGTTCCGAGCGAGCCCTCATAAGCATTTGCCTTCAAAACCCCGAGGAGCTTGTAGTTGCAAGCTCTTTAGGGTTGCTCCCCGAAATGTTTGCTGTCGATGGTCACAAGTACATTTACATGGCGATGCAATACCTCTACTCCAAAGGGGAGCAACTCGACCCTATCTCCATTATGAACGTCTATACGGACGAAAACGCCAAGGAAGCGATTGAGGAGCTTGGTGGTATTGAGTACATTGAAGCACTCAAAGCGACTCCCGTTGCGAAAAAACACCAAGCTCTTCGTGGAACACATTATTCAAGCCTCTGCTCGCCGAGAGGTTTACGAAACTGCCCTCAAGGTTGCTGACGAGGCGATTAAAGCGAAGGACGTACCTCTTGACGAGTACCTCATGAGCGTGGAGGCTCGCTTCCGCGATATTACGATTGACTACCAAGTAAGTCAAGAGGTTGTCCAGATTGGTGAGGGTGTTGGTGATCGTCTCAAGAAACGTCTCCTCAACCCTCAAGAAGTCATTGGCTTGCGAACAGGCTGGAAAACCTTCGACAAGCTCACGCAAGGCTTGAAAGCTGGCGAGTTGACCGTTGTCGGCGCTCGCTCCAAAACTGGTAAGTCTGTTACCCTCCTCAACTGGTGCAGAAAGATTTCCGTGGAAGATAAAGTCCCTGCCCTCTACATTGACACCGAGATGTTTACCGAGGAGCAACAAGACCGTCTCCTCGCTCAACTTTCTCGCGTGCCTGAAGTGGAGATTAAGAATGGGATGTTTGGCAGGGACACGATGAACGGGAAGGCTCGCGACAAGATTGCAAGATTACAAGAAGCGAGTCGAATGTTGAAGGAAGCTCCTTTCTACCACATTTACCTCCCTCACTTTACTCCTGAGAAGATTGTTGCGCTCGCTCGTAAATACAAGATCGAATACGGGATTGGTCTTCTCGTGTTCGACTACATTAAGCTCCCAAGCTCTGGTTCACTCGTTGGCGAGAAGGAATACCAAGCACTTGGTTACCTCACGAGTACACTCAAGGACATTGCAGGCACGCTCGAAATTCCAGTCGTCTCTGCAGTCCAACTCAACCGAGCGGCTGTTAAAGCGGACGAGATTGACGAAAGCATGATCGCTGGTTCTGACCGCATTCTCCAACTCGCCAACCGAGTTTGCTTCTTGCGTTGGAAGACAGAAGAGGAACGAGCCCTTTCCAAAGGAACCAACGCTTTAAGATCGCCTTCCAGCGCGGAGGAGCAAGTGACCTCGACGAGATTGACATACAATTCCACACGGAAATTCTCCTCCAAGAGGAGGTTGAGCGCGATGAAGCGCAAGCCTCTTGAGCGAATACGAGACGCGGTAGACGTAAGAAAACTCCTCGGCTACTATGGAGCGCAGCGAATTCACGGAAGTGGGCAAGTGCGTTCCACCTGTCCTATTCACCGAGGAGATAACCCTACCGCGTTTGTCTTTGACGAGCGTAGAAAAGCTCTATTACTGCCACACAAAATGCCAAGAAGGCGGGGACGTGTTCGACTTTGTTATGAAAATCGAGGACTGCTCCTTTTTGGAAGCAGTCAAGAAACTTGCTGAGCTCTTCAACATCTCCGTCGATTGGGAGAACGAAGAAATTGACGAAAACTACTTCCGCGAGGAAGCCCTTCGCTTCATTGAACAAATGCGGAAGCGCAACAAACAAACGAAGCTCCCTCCTTTCAAATTCAAGGCGAAGCTCGCCAAGATTAAGGAGTACCGAGGCTTCTCTCCTGAAGCCATTGAACACTGGAAGCTCCGAGTTTGTCTTGACGGCGAGCTCGCTAACCGAGTGGTGATGCCAATTGAAGACATTGACAAGCGTCTCGTTGGGGTTACTGGTAGACGCTTAGACAACTCCATGCCTGCCAAATGGCTTCACCGACCGCGAAACCTTCATACTGGTTGGGTGCTTACTGGCTTGGGGAGAAACCTTGAGGAGGTTAGAAAACGCAATGAGGTTATTGTTGTCGAGGGCATTTTCGATTGCGTGCGAGCTTGGGATTGTGGACTCAAGAACGTATGCACTCCAATTGGTACGTTCTTCACCGAGCACCACGAGCGAGAACTCTACAAGACTGGAGTAACTCAACTCGTGATTGGCCTTGACAACGACCCAGCAGGGCGCAATGGAACACGCAAGATGATTGAACGCCTCAAGAGCAAATTCGACATAACTGTACTAAACCTCCCCGAGGGGAAAGACCCTTGTGATTGTACTTGCGAGGAGCTTCTTGAGGCTTACAATACAAGATTACTCGTACACGAATGGTACGAGCGCTATGGCAAAGAAAAAGAACAAGTTTAGGAGGTTGAGAGGTTATGATTATGGAAGTGACCCGCGAGAACCTGCAAAAAGCACCTTGAGCGAGGAAGATGCCTTCTCCCTCAAGATTATTGCTGACCGTTACCTCCTGAAAGACTCTAAGAAAGAGCCTGCTCGCGATGAGTTGTGGTGGTGGAACTTCCTGTGGTAAATGAAGACGGAACTCCGCAACGAGATGCTCAAGGTAATATTCGGACTGTCAAAGAGGTTGCAATTGTGGATAACTACGACAAGGAAAACGACAAAGTGACTGTCACGCTCTTCACTGGTGGTCAAGACCGTGGGAAGCAATTCACGGTTGAGCGTCGAGCGGTTGACGTTTTGCTCGAAAAGAGCGTGAAAGACCTCAAGAAACGCCTCGCCAAGGCTCTCTCTGGCGGTGACAAATGGCTTGAACGGGAAATTGAACGCCTCGCGATGGACAAAATTCTCTTTGGCGGGCGCATTCTGGCTGGCGCTGGAACTGACGAGGAGCTCACCTTCTACAATTGCTATGTTGCGCCTCCGATTCACGACTCCCGCGCTGGAATCGCTAAGCACCGTGAGATTGTGATGGAGATTATGTCCCGAGGTGGCGGCGTGGGGACGAATGGTTCCACTTTGCGTCCTGCCAAAGAGATTGTTCACAAGGTGCGTGGTCGTAGCTCTGGCGCTGTCTCTTGGTTGCATGACTTGAGCGAACTCACCCACCTAGTTTCACAAGGGGGCTCGCGCCGCGGCGCGCAAATGATTATGCTTGCAGATTGGCACCCCGATGTGATTGAATTTATTACCTCTAAAGCGCAAAAGCCCCTTGAGTGTGAGGTTGAGATTGACGGCGAGAAGCGTCTCATTAAGTTTGGTGAGCGCGGGAACCAACGCCTCACGGGTGCTAACATTTCCGTGCTCATTAGTGACAAATTCATGCAAGCCGTCAAGAACGATGAAGAGTGGGAGCTTGTGTTCCCTGACGTTGCGAACTACACTCCTGAGCAAATGCGCATTTACGACGAGGTTTGGCACAAGATTGGGAACCCGTGGAAATTCCACGAGGTGACTGGCCTACCTCTCAAGGTTTATGCTCGCGTGCGAGCTCGTGACCTTCTGAAGCTCATTTCCGTCGCCATGCACGGCAGCGCTGAGCCGGGTGTGGTATTTATTGACAGGTACAACTACATGAGCAACTCGTGGTACTACAACCCGATTATTGCGACTAACCCGTGTGGGGAACAAGGGCTTCCCGCGTGGGGAGTGTGCAACCTCGGTCACGTGAACCTTGCTCGCCACGTCGAGTGGGACGAAAAGGAGAAGCGCTTCAAGGCGAACCTCAAGGAGATTGAACACTCGGTTAAAGTCCTTGTGCGAGCGCTTGACAATGTGATTGACGCAACTCCTTACTTCTTCCCTGAGAACAAGACCAACCAATTGCGCGAACGTCGCATTGGCCTTGGTACGATGGGAATTGACGAGCTTCTCAAGCTCGAAGGACTCGATTACGGAACTGAGGAAGGTCGCAAACGCGCCGAGGAGATTTTCGAGCTCATTACTGTCACGGCTTACAAAACCTCCATTGAACTTGCCAAAGAGAAAGGCCCCTTCCCTGCTTTCGATTGTGAGAAGTACCTCCAGTCTGGTTTTATGAAATTCATGGCCGAGAAGCACCCCGAAGTCATTGAGGAAATTCGCAAGTATGGCATTCGCAATGTTACCCTTATTACGCAAGCTCCGACGGGAACCACTGGAACCCTCGCGCAAACCTCCACTGGCATTGAACCCTTCTACGCTCCCGAATTCTGGCGCAACTCCCGAATTGGCTTGACCGTCCAAAAGGCTCCTGTGATTAAGAAACTCGAAGAAAAGGGCTTGGACACGTCCAACCTCAAATTTGCGCAAGACTACACGGCGAAACAGCACTTGGACTTCCAAGCTGTTGCGCAACGCTGGTGTGACTCCTCCATTTCCAAGACGATTAACGCTCCTCGCGAGACGACCGTTGAGGACGTACTTGACCTCATTGAGTACGCCTACGACATTGGCTTGAAGGGCTTCACGATTTACGTGGATGGCTCCCGTGAAGAACAAGTCCTCGGAACAGACAAAACCCTCGAAGCCAAGGAAGAGCGCAAAGAGTTTAAGCGCGGGAACGTCCTCTCTGGGCGTACTCACCGAATTGATACGTCGTATGGTCGTTTGTACGCAACCTTCAACCGCGATGAAACTGGCAAACTCCGCGAGGTGTTCTTCTACATTGGGAAGGCTGGCTCGGATACTTTGGCGACGTTGGAAGGTTACGGGCGCTTGCTCTCACTCATGCTCCAACACAGCGACATTCCCGAGGAGGAAATTGTGAAGCAGCTTCGCGGGATTGTTGGCTCCAACCCGTATGGGTTTGGCCCGAACCGCGTGAGCTCGATTCCTGACGCAATTGCCCTCGCCTTCCAACGCGAGCTTGAGCTAGCCAACCCGAGCAAGGCGGAAAAACTGGAGGTGTGTGGTAAAGACCTCTGCGTTTGCGGTGCACCAATGGTTTGGGAAGAGGGCTGCTACAAGTGCTATGCTTGTGGCTATAGCAAGTGCAACTAAGGGGGAGTTGATCGCTCCCCCTTTTCTTTTTGCGTAAAAGGGGTTGACAACTAGGTATGACCATGGTAATATCATAGACGTAAAGAGGTTGAACTCCAAAGAGTTTCGACCTCTTGACTTTTTCGTTCGTTGGTATTACCATAGTAATAGCTTGATAATAACGAAAGGAGAGTTGATAAAATGGTCACTCCTCAAATGGTCAAGGATGAAGTGAAGCAGCGCATTGATGAATTGGCGATGCGCGGGATGGCTCCTCAAGAGATTCGTAACTCGATTGTTGAAAGCCTCAGCAAAACCTACGACTATACAATCCTCATCACTCTCCCTCTTGCACGCGACCTCAAATACGCTCTTCTAATTGCTGACGCGCTTTTGGAGACGCTTGAGATTGTTAATGAAGTGATGGTGCAACATGACCTTACTCCCATTCACATTAAAGAGTTGGAAAACCCATTGGTGATTGCGCTTGAAACGCACTTTGGATGCGACATTGAGACTATTGTGAGGTTCTTCTGTAGGTTGGGTTCTTAACTCCTTTACTCCACCCTACGAGGGAGGAAGAACTCAATGAGCAAGTACCCCAGCGAAGATGTGCGCGTCTACCTCGTGCGGAAATACTACTCCTACGGTGATGCAATTCACAATTACGTCCTCTACAACGGGATTGACTCGGTCAAGGCTAAAGAAAAAGCGAGACAAGTCTTCGAGCAGGAGAAAGATAGTTACCCCTACCTCTCGATTGTGGTAGACGTTTGGGAAGACGGCGAGAGAGTTGAAGTACT